GAACCAGATCCCGTCCTCTTCGCCGAGCTCATAGTTGACGGTGCGCACCATGCACCCCAAGCGCCCACTCGGGTGCGCCGCGACCGAGGGGTTGCACGGAAAGTAAGGCTCGCCCGGTATCTCGATCCGCGAGAACACCGAGCGCGGCAGGTGCTCGGCGAGGACTAGGCGGCCTTCGGCGGGAAGGGCGGGCTCGGCGGCGCCCCCTTCGGCGGCTCCGGCGGCTTCTTTGGCTCCGGCTTCGTTGGCGCTTTCTTGTCGAGGCGCTTCTGAAACAGCAACACGTCGCTTGGCTTTAACATTCACGTTCACCTCACATGTGGATCGTCGAAGGCATGGGCACCTCAAGGTCTTGCGTCGCCTGCGCCACGAGCGGCGGCACCGCCGTCAAGACACGCAGGTGCGGGAGCGCGTGCCACTCGAGCAAGATATCGACCGGCGTGTTCGCCGGCTTGGTGTATTTCTGCAGCGTCGGGATGGCGCGCCGGCGGTGCCAGATCGCGGCCGTGCAGAGCGGGTACTTGATCTCCCAGAGCGTCTCGGTCTCTTTCTTGCCGGGCTTGTCGGTGGTGCAACACGAGTTTAGATACACGAGGTCGCACCACTCCGGCGTCTCGGCGCGGATCTTCTCGAACCGCTTCACAAAGTCGTCGGGCAGCAGTATGTCGTCCTCAAAGATCACAAACTCTTCGTGACCCTCGCGCCACGCGATCTGCCACGCAATGTGCCACGACAACACGAGGCACGTCGCGCCGCGGGTCACGTAATAGTCCGTGTGCATCGGGATCTCGGACTTCACCTGCATCGTCTTGCCGAAGATGCCTTGGATAAAGTCCAGCTCGATCCCAACCTTCGCGGCCTGCGCCCGAGCGTGTTCGGTACGCTCCGGCGTCTCGGCGAGGGTGATGCAGTAATACTTCACGGCTCCCTCACAAAAAACAGCAGCGTCGGGCGGCCCCAGCCAGAGCCCTGCCGGTTATTGGTCTCGCGGAACATGCACGAGGTGATCCAGTCGCACTTGAAGCCGTTGTCGGCGAAGCGGTCGATCCAATACTCCGTGAGCTGCTCGTTGACGTGGTGGTGCCCGCCCTGCCCAGGCAGCGCGTGGCACATGAGCACATACCTACACCGGCGCAGGGTCGTGAACCAGTTCTCTTCACACGCCTGCTCGACGTGCTCCACAAACTCAGTGCAGATCGCGAGGTCATACTCGCGGCCGGGGTCGTACGCGCCGCGCTCGTAGTCGTGCGCGACCATGACCTCCTTGACGGGGCTCTCGGCGAGCGCGATCGGGTGCCCCTCGACGCCGCGTGCGTCAAAGCCCAGGTCGTGCCACCAGCGAATGTTATGCCCCATCCCGGCGCCGACGTCGATCACCGACTTGATGTTGTAGTGCAGCGCGAGGTAGCCCCAAATGTCCGGCATCCACGTCGCACGGTCGCCCTCGGGTATGTACCCGCCAAGATGATCTATGCTCATACCACTCCCCGAATCTGTCGCTTTACGGTCTTGGTCCACGTCGGCATGTAAGACCCGCCGAGGGTTGCCGCGTCGGCGGCAAAAGTCAACACAAACGCGTCCGCCACGTCGGGCGACACTAGCCCGCGGCGCTTCATGTCGTCCTTCGACTCGAGCTTCAGCTTGCCGTTGGACATGAACGAATACCGCGGGCTCGACAACTCGTTCACGAGGCGCTCGTCACGCGGCAGCTTGCAGTCCTTCGCCTCGAGCCACGCCTTGGCCTTGGCCCAGAGCTCCGCACGCAGGTTCGCGTATTGGCCCTTGATCGCGGGCGACTCGCCGACGTTGATCCCTCGCGCCGGCAGCTTCAGCTCCCGTAATCGATCAACGACACCGGCGCCCAAGCCTATGCTGTCGACCAAGATCTCCGAGGGGCGCGACTTAAAGTCCGTCGACTCCCACTCGTGCAGCACCGCGCCCGTGAGCGACATGAGGTCCAGGTTGCGCCACGTCTTCACAGGCTCCAGCACCACGTTCGCCTGGCGCTTGCAGAGCGCCGAGCTGTCGGTGCCAAAGCGCGCCACGTCGAGACCCCACACGATCGGCGCGCCAGGGTTCTGTACCGCGTCGCGCTCCAGCGCCGACTGCGCAAGCTCCAGCCCGATCAGCGTGTCGTCGTCCGCCAGCGGGAACTCGCCCAGGACGCGGACCCGGTACGCGTTGCTGCCCTCGCCATACCGGCTCGCCATCTCTCGCACGTAGTCCTCGCTCACCCGCGGCGAGTCCAAGCAAGACACATGCAGGTTCTTCCACTCCGGCGAAAGCCGGTGGAAGGTGTCGTAAAAGTACCCCTTGGTGCGGGTCGGGTTACCGAGCAGGAGCGTCGTCGCGTTGTGGCCCGACATGCTGCCGCCCGCAGACTCGAAGACCGCCTCCGAGACGCCCGGCGCTTCGTCCACCACCAGCAGCACAAACTCGGCGTGGATGCCCTGCAGCGCGTCGGGCTGCTCCGAGCGGCTGGTGCGGGCGGAGATGAAGGCCTCCTCGGGGCTGGCGCGCAATTCAATTCGGTCGGACTTGATCTCGAGCAAGTCCCCCACCGCCGGGGGGAGTAGCTTGGCCCAGCGGCGGCACTCGCCGAAGAGCGCGTCGAAGAGCTGCGAGGCCGTGGGGGCCGTCACGACCACCTTGACCGGGACGCGGGTGAGCATGTACCAGAGCATGGCCCACGAAGCCACGGTCGACTTGCCGGTTCCGTGGCCGGATCGGACCGAGATCTTGCGCTCTCCCGCAGCCAGAAGGCCTAGGAGCCGTTTTTGCCACGGGTCTGGGGTTACGCCTAGCACCTCCTCCACGAAGGCCACGGGGGCCGCGTGGTAGCGTTTAACGAAGTCTAGGTATGGGTTCTGCATTTTTTTCGGGTCGGCCTATGTGGGGTTACGCCAGCGCCCGCCCCCTGGGGCTGGCGCCACCGGGGGGGGGTATTCCGATCGCAGATGCGAATGATTCTCATTTGCAATTCAGTTCCCCTTCAGAATCAACGAGTTACGCGATGCGCGACCGCATCGTGGACAACTTGACATAATGGGTATTATACGAAGTCCCGTCGATAATCCCTTGCGAATCAATGACTTGCGTGAGTTGCGTTTTTGCGCGGTGCATAAAATGCGGGTGATGCTGCATATCTAGATGCGAATGATTCTCATTCAGCCCGATCTGTAGTGCCGTGCGCGCCTGCGGCGATGCCCGTCGCTGTGTCGACGGTCAGTGTTTTTGGCTCCACGTTCGCGACCGTTCGCATCAAGTTCCGCACAGCTTCGAGGTGCAACTGCGTCGTGTCCGTGATCTTCACGTCCTGTTGGATCTTGTTTCCCCAGCGTTTTGCGTCCATTCGCTCGGCGAGCCACTGCCGTGCGCCGATGCTGACCTTCGCCGCGTTCGGGTCGATCTGCTCGTCCTCAACCTTCTGGGCCAGCTGCTCGATCCTCTCTGCGTTCGCCAGCGCCCTCGCGTTGCGCACGATCTCGTACTTCTCGTGAAGCTCTGGATCGCTTTGGATCTTGCGGATCAGTCCGCCGTAGGTAATCCCTGCGCTGCCGTCGCCGACAAACGATCGCAAGGTGTTGCCCTCGGCCATGTGTTCCCAGAGCTGCTCCCAGAAGTCTTGGCTCGACATGATCTGCTCGGCCTTCTCTCGCCGCGCCCGCTTGATTGGTGTCCCAGGCATCAATCGTCTCCCACATGCACATAGGTGCTTACGTCTTCGTAGTCCATGTCGTAGCCCTCCAAGGCCACGACGTCGAAGTTGCTGTACGTCTTGCGGTATCGCTCCGGCTGGCCGGTTTTATGGCCGATCTTCTTGCCGGCCCTTTGGTGTTGCTCTCTGCCCTTTATCTCGTCGGCGTAGACCCGGCGCCAGAGCTTCTCGCTCGTCGTAAACCTAAAGCCGCACGTTACACATTCTCGGCGTCTGCGCGCCTCTGCCGTGAATTGGTAAACCTTCACGACCTCGCTCGGCTTGCTGCACTTTGGGCATCTCATCGGTCTGGCAGCTCCCGCTTGGCCATCTTCATCCAGTCCTCGAGGCGCTGGATCACGAGGAACTCTCGCTTGTCTCCGCGGCAAACGACGACCGGGATCTCGTAGGGCGCGCACGCGGCCTTCGCCTGGTCGACCCACTCATAGACCGCGATCGACTTTCTGCGCTTGACCTCGAGCACGAACTGGGCGAGCCGGATATCGCAGCCGCCGTCTCTGGCCTGCCCCAGCTCACGCTTGACGGTCCAGCCCATGCCGTTCGATATCTCGTCGCAGACCTCTCGCTCGGTCTCTGCGCCGCGTTGTCTCTGTCGCTTACCCATTCACCACCCCGCCGTGATGCGGCCGATATCGACCGCCTTGCATAGGTCGGCGATCAAGGGCCGAAGCCTTCTCTGCATCGCCTTGCTCGCCGTTCTCTGGGCGCGCCGCTTGTTGGCGTTGCGCCAGTAATAATCGCGATGATACTCGCGGCGCTTTGGTTTGCTAGTCCACCCGTCCGGCTGCCTGGCAATGTCGATCGCGTCCCCGACAATCATCACGACCCGCGCAACCTCCTGGGCCTCATTGGCCATGACTTTGGTGGCCTCGAGCGTGTAGCCCTTGGTCCGCGATCCGTTGCGGTGATATCCGTGGACCCTGCCGCCGACGCTCTCTGTCCCGCAGATCGGGCAGAGCCTTACTTTCTTTTCGACCATTTTGACTGCCAGTCGTGGATCTTGCTGTACCTTGGCGGCTCCCCAAACTTAGCCTCCTCCGCCGCGGCCACGGCCCTCTCGAAGGTCTCGTAGACCCCGAGGTGCTTGGGGATCACCCGCCCGTCTTCGTTGCGCCACCAGAGGACGTGTTCGGTCTTGCCGTTCATGGTCTGCGACCGGATAGAGAACCGGCGACACTTGGAGGTCTTGCCCCACCAGTCCGAATCCTCCCACTCAAGCGGGACCGCGAGGTTGAACTTACCCTGCGTCATTGGCCCACCCCGGCTTCTTGCCGACCGCACCCTCGGCGTCTTGGTAATGCAATAGCCTTGCCGCGAAGTGCTGCTGCAGGTTCTTGAACAACTGGAACCCCTCGTCGCCCATGTTCTCGACCATCCTCTTGGCTAGTGGCGTATCTGCAACATGTTGCGTCAGCGCAACACTTTTACGCCGTGAGTCACCCTTGTATCTCATCCCATCTCCCGTCCATGTCCATGTCCGAAGTCATGTCCGAATGTCCGAGACCATAGGTCTCTCGGACATTTCGGACATAATTGACTGTCCGAAAACGTCCGAATTTGACGCTTTCGGACATTCGGACAAGTTATCCACAGGCCAACCTCGACCCGCCTACCGACGCCTGCAGAAAGGGCGACAGCATCAACTTTTCGACCGCATCGTGGACAGACTGCCGCGACAGCCCGCACTCGCGACCGACGGCCCGCAGCTCCTCGACGGTCCACACCAGCGGCGTCTCTGACTTCTTCTGGCGCTCCCGAAGCGCCAGCAAGATGGTCCGCTGCGCCTTGCCTTGCGGCACCTGCGCCGTGATCGGCTTCTCGGCCTGGGCCGCGGTCTCACGCATGACGAGACTGGTGAGCCGCTCGCCGTACCGATCCGCCGCGCCGAGATCGATGACCTCCGCCTCGTAGGCAATGTTCGGCAGCTCGCCGGTGTCCTTAAACCGCTGCCGCGTGACCTCGACGTGCGTGTTGGGCTGCGCGGCACGCTTGACGATGTACTCCGCGTCTGGGTTAGCCATGAGTGCGCTCGCGCCCCTCGGGCGGTCGGCGTCGCCATGACCGCTGTGGGCGACGATGAGCACCG